GATACTCACCAGGCAGCACTACTTTCAACCCAATTATTTCCATAAAACAGCCGAAAACTACTAGCTCAAGTGCTGCTGCCCTTGGCGCCAGCCCTTATTCTGATATGAAAATTTCAAAAGAAGGTGCTGATCTTGCTGGTCCTGGTCCGCTAGCTCAACCTAATGTAACTACGTGGACTCCTGGTACGACACCTCTTGATACTGGAGACGGTGCTGGAGCTGGTGCTGGAGCTGGTGATGGTACTGAAGCTGGCGATCTTACTACCGCTATTGAAGATTACATTAACAAGCTTTTTAATGAGATTAAACAGCCTGAAATGCCAGATTTTGAGTCAATGATCTCGGATCTTACTTCTCAGTTTACTGTTAACGACCCGTTACAGCTTGCAGAGGTTGGCCGTGCGTTTGGTGCAGACGCTATCCGTGCTAGGCGGCGGGCTCGTAAGGGTCGCTCTCAATACCGACGAGATGGGACTGGTATGATTTTGGGCGCACTTCCATCTTTGCTGAGGAATATGGCAATTAGTGGAGGCATTACACTGTAATGTCTGCTAAAGAACGGTATGATTTATTGTACGGTGATCGCACTCAATATCTAAGCATTGCGCGTAGAGCAGCCGAACTTACCCTGCCTTACCTTATCCGTGATGATGAGGAAGAGTACAAGACAGCTAAACCTCTGCCATCACCCTGGCAATCAGTAGGTGCTAAAGGTGTCGTTACTCTTTCTTCTAAGCTGATGCTTGCACTGCTTCCTCCACAAACTAGCTTCTTTAAGCTGCAAGTGGATGAAACAATGCTTGGTCAGGAATACGGACCTGGTATTAAATCAGAACTTGATCTAGCTTTTGCTAAGATCGAACGTACTATCATGGAATCCATCGCTGCTAGTGATGATCGTGTGGTTGTACACCAAGCATTGAAGCATCTTGTTGTTGCTGGTAATGCTCTGATTTATATGAGCAAGGATGGTCTTCGGTTGTATCCTCTCAATCGTTATGTTGTAGACAGAGATGGTGATGGTAACGTCATTGAAATCGTAACCAAAGAACGTATCTCCAGACAACTACTTGGAGACATACTTCCTAAATCAAATCCCAATGAAGTTGGCAAAGACAAGCGTAGTGATCGTGACGAAGTAGACATTTACACTCATGTTCGTCGTGATAACAACCGCTATGTTTGGCATCAAGAAGTAGAAGATACAATTATTCCAAAGTCATTTGGTAAAGCACCAGTTGAATCTAGTCCGTGGCTAGCCCTTCGCTTCAACTCTGTTGATGGTGAGATGTATGGTCGTGGTAGAGTAGAGGAATTCATTGGAGATCTACGGTCTCTTGAAGCACTCTCTCAGGCACTGGTAGAAGGCTCTGCAGCAGCTGCTAAAGTAGTCTTCGTAGTGTCACCCTCAAGCACTACTAAACCGCAGACGCTGGCCGCTGCAGGCAACGGTGCGATTGTCCAAGGACGACCTGATGACATTGGAGTTGTTCAAGTAGGTAAGACAGCAGACTTCGGTACTGCTTATCAGATGGCTCTTCAACTAGAGCGTAGGTTGTCTGATGCATTCCTCATTATGAATGTACGGGACAGCGAACGCACTACAGCTGAAGAAGTTCGTATGACACAACTTGAACTGGAACAACAACTTGGTGGACTATTCTCCATGCTGACTGTTGACTTCCTAGTTCCTTACTTGAACCGTAAGCTTGCCGTCTTCCAGAAGACTGGTGAGATTCCTCGTATTCCTAAAGGTATTGTCAAGCCTACTATTGTGGCTGGTATCAATGCACTAGGTAGAGGACAAGATCGGGAAAGCCTCGGTGCATTCCTGATGACTATTGCACAAACAATGGGTCCAGAAGCTATTCAGACTTTTGTTAATCCTGAAGAGGTTATCAAACGCCTTGCTGCTGCTCAAGGTATTGATGTTCTCAACCTTGTTAAGAGTATGCAGGATGTACAAGCTGAACAAGCTCAGGCTATGCAGATGCAGCAACAAATGGAGTTGACTAAACAAGCTGGTCAACTTGCTTCTGCACCTGCAAATGATCCATCTAAATATCCACAACCAAATGAGCAACCAAACACCCAACCGCCGCAGCCGGCGTAAACCAACTCAGGTTGAACCTGAACGTGATGTACGTGAAGTAGCGCATCCACCTACTGATCGTCCTGTACTTAAGGTTGAAGATCCCAAGCCTAATAAGTACGAACCATCGCCCAAGATTGGAGCACCAACTCTTGGACGTTCACCCAACTATGTAACTAAAGTTGGTCTTGGTAATCTTAAAGTAACTACTGCACATGGCAACACTGACGTATGATCCCACACCTGCGGATCAACCTGAATTTACACAAGCTGAGCAAGAGGCGCTTGCCGTTGGTGAAGCTCAAGCTGCCGAAGAACAACAGCTTCTAGCTGGTAAGTTTCGAGATGCTGAGGAACTAGAAAAAGCTTACATTGAACTTCAATCTAAACTTGGCTCTCGAAACAACGAAGAAGAAGCTGCTGAACCTGAAGTAGAAGAACCTGAAGTTAATGCTAATCTTCTTGATGTTCTTTGGGAAGAAGCTCAAGCTGGTGAACTATCTGATGAAGTAAAGCGTCAGCTTTCTCAAATGAATTCAGTAGAGCTTGCTTCTGAATATCTCAAATATCGACAGCAAGTAGAAGCTAATCAACCAAGTACTTCTGACATTTCTGAAGAAGAAGTAACTGAGTTGCGTTCAATCGCTGGAGGAGATGACAGCTATCAAGAGATGATTGCTTGGGCTGCTGAGAATCTTTCTAAAGAAGCTATCCAACGTTATGATAACGTTATTGCTAGTGGCAATTACGACTCCATTGCGTTTGCTGTTGAAGCACTTAAATCAAAATACACTGAAGCCATGGGCGTTGAAGGACAACTATTTAAAGGCAAGCCAGCTGCAGCTAATCGTGACGTATTCCGCTCACAGGCAGAAGTAGTTGAGGCTATGTCTGATCCTCGTTATGAACGAGACCCTGCATATCGTAATGATGTGTACGAAAAACTTGAACGCTCTAATCTTCAATACTGATGACAGTCATCTCTAACGAGTACAACCAACAGAACATCTTTGCTAAAGAACCACCCATGTACCACGATTCTGATTACACTGTGTCCCATAACGAACGCGCTGAACTGCTGAATGGTCGCCTTGCTATGCTTGGCGTTATTGCCGCTATTGGTGCTTATGCAGTTACTGGACAGCTGATCCCTGGAGTATTCTAATGCCTCTTAAGAAAGGGTCTTCTGATAAAACTGTCTCTGCTAACATCCGTAAAATGAAAAAGGAAGGCTATCCTCAAAAGCAAGCGGTTGCCGCTGCTCTTAGCAGTGCTGGTAAGTCTAAACCCAAAGCTAAGAAAAAGAAAATGTGATGGCTAAGGCTGGACTCTACGCTAACATCCACGCTAAGCGTAAGCGTATCGCTGCTGGTAGTGGAGAGAAGATGCGTAAACCTGGTGCTAAAGGAGCACCTACTGCAGCTCAATTTAAGAAGGCTGCTAAAACTGCCAAGAAAAAATAGTATTGGCAAGTCCGTCAATACTGCGCGTGTATTGGCGGATTAGTTGGAGTAATCAATATTAAAGTTCTTCGCTTTATTATTATGATTCCTATTCTAACTACTCTGTCAGTCATTAGTTCATGGTATGGTCCTGGATTCCATGGTAACCTTACCGCTAATGGTGAACGATTCAATCAACAATCCCTTACTGCTGCGCACAAGACACTTCCATTTGGAACACGCCTACGGGTATGCTTCAAGCGGTGTGCCGTTGTTCGGGTAAATGATCGTGGTCCTTACATTCATGGTAGGAACCTAGATCTTAGTAAAGGTGCGGCTGATGCAATCGGTCTCACTGGCTCTGGAGTTGGACGGGTACAAGTAACTCGACTAAACTGACTTCAAACTATGACTGCTACACTCGCAGCTCCTCAGTCCCGAGTTAATCCTTGGGACTCTTTTTGTGACTGGGTAACCAGTACAGACAACCGTCTTTATATCGGCTGGTTTGGGACACTGATGATTCCGTGTCTCCTTGCAGCTACTACTTGTTTCATTATTGCCTTCATTGCTGC